CAGCTGTAATGAATTGATTAACTGTAGATGGGGTAATTGGTGTGCCTAAAGTAGCTTCAGGCATTATACCAGCAGTCCCCGCAACAGTTGTTCCTGTTAATAGTTTTGAAGCATCAAAAGAAACTGCTTGCACATAATCATTGCCTGTACCGGCATGATGCCCAGCTGTAATGAATTGATTAACTGTAGATGGGGTAATTGGTGTGCCTAAAGTAGCTTCAGGCATTATACCAGCAGTCCCCGCAACAGTTGTTCCTGTTAATAGTTTTGAAGCATCAAAAGAAACTGCAGCTACTTTACCGTCTCCAACAACCCCACCATAAATCCCTGTAGGGATAGCTTGGTCGGCTGCGCTGGGAGTCAAAATAACTCCGGCTCCTGTTTTATCTGGTGCTGTACCTGTTGCCATAAAATTAGGCCCAGCATTAAATATCTTGCCGGCGCGAACATCGCCAGGGTTGGCAGTTCCAATTGTAAATCCAACTCTAGCCATTTAAGCAGCCACCTCCACAATTGAGGGAGTGAAGCATACTCCTGCACCTTTTACTTGTATAGTAGTCCCGGCAGGCAGCATAACATTTAACCCTCCTAGTGGCAAGAAACCATACGCTGGGATAGTGTAGCCATAAATCATTGGGTTGTGATCAGTAGGGGAACTACCGCTTGGTACTAAGCAAACGTATATTTGTACTGCAGCAGCAGTAGTATTGCAGCATTGTAAATCTTTGAGCCAGCCAATGGTAGCCGCAGGTATTGCCGAGCCACATGTTTGGAAAGACGCTGTTCCAAATACGGCAGGTATTGGGGTTAAGGGTGAACTCATAGTTCCATCTCCTTTCTCTATTTATTGCGCTAACATTTGTAGTATAAATGGGTCAAGACCATATTCAGTGTTCGCTGATTTCACCGCATTAGTTACCGCTCCAGTCAGTGCCGTGAGGTCGGTATCGCTGGCATTGTAGCCTTGATTGGCGACAAACTGCCCAATAGCAGCCGCCATCACGGATACCTGCCGAAACAGCTTATTATGCATTGTTGGACTAGCCAACCCGGTGCTGATTCCTCCGGTTCTGGTGCTATCCGCTGTGTACTGAGCGTCGGTTTCCGCATTCGCCAACCCCGGATTGAACACTTGAAAGTTGTTTGTTCCTGGCAATGTTTTCCCCTCCTATTTTTAAAATCCTGATAACCAGTAGCCTTCACCGTAACCTCCAAATACGCTGTTGTCCAGTCCATACGCAAAAACCAGTCCTGTCGGGAACGCATAATTTATATGCACACCTTGGGGTTTTGGCACGATGTATCCATGCTCCACCAAGTCCTGCCCCATACTGTCGGTCATGCCTGTAACTAAGGCGCTCATGGTCATGTCCTGATTGTCGTGCAAAACCAAATAAATATTCGGAAATAGGTTATACCAAATATCGAACAATTGAGTTATGGTGCCATCCCATTGATTGATGGCTATCCGGGCTTTCAGCGCCAATCGGAAATGGGTATCGTCCAAGACAGGCGATACCCCATTGCTTGGCTGCCAGGGCACCGTGCGGGATATTCCCAATGTCTCACCTAAAATATCAAGTTGCGCGCCCACCGCTCCGTCAAGATCGAAAGCCGTATTAAACACGTTGAACATAGTTTCCAGGTCATCTACATGCCCGATCACTGCTGTCAGCCATGCCATAAAATTAGGTTTGACAGCATGTTCTGAAGTCACAAGATTTTGATACTCTATGAGGTTTGCCATCTAACCACCTCCCTTAACTAAACACGAATTGATCGACGGAGCTTGTTGGAGAAGTTCCGGCCGCATTGATCACGGTAACAGCCACCGTGCCCGCACTAACCGCAGGAGCTAAGCAGGTTATCTGAGTGTCCGAAACCACCACAACCGAAGTTGCGCTAACCGTTCCAAACTTAACTCCGGTTACGTTGGTGAATCCAGCCCCCGTTATAGTTACTGCCGTGCCTCCGGTATGCGAACCTGTGACGGGGGAGACTACGGATATTACAGGGGTTATAGTTATATATCCAGCAATGCCCTGTACTACCTGATTAAACAAAATGGCAATATCGCTGGTTCCTGGCGAACCTCCATGTAAACAAGCGGTCAGAGCTGTAATACTGAATACCGGAGCAGTTAGCTCCTGAACGGATAATGCCGCACCCCAGAGCGAGGATACTGGTAAATTATTGCCTATTTGTAGGCTGTTAAGATAAGCCACGACCGCCACTCTGATTGCGGTTACCGTAGCTGTGGTATATCCGCTTAGGGCCTTGATGCTAATTACAGTATCAATCGGTTCATAAGTCGGTCTAAAGAAATTGATTACAGTTGCCTCATTCCATTGATCGTACAGCATCTCATTGCTAGTCCCGTAGGTGCCGCAACCAGGCCCTTTCTTGTCAAAGATTGCTTGAGCAACCGCAATGGGATCCCCGTTCTCAACTACTGCCGCAATGCTGTGGGCAGGGACGGTGTTGGAATCCGTGATTCCGGTGTCATTCTCATAAATTATTGAGCGCGTCACGCCGTCAACTGCTGCAACTGCACCTTTGGTGCCCTCCAAAACAGTTAGGCTTGGGTTTGCGGTGCTAGATGCTTGCCGACCCCGGAAGTTTGAATCCGTCTCAGCATCAACCCCCGGAGTTGCCGACAAGGTATTGTTTACCGAGAACCATCCTTGAGTAGGCTTTACAATAGAATTTATATCTCCGGGTGACGCAGCGATTGCCCCAGGATAAGTACAAGTGGCCGTAACCGTGATTAATCCAGTTGGGCCAAAGGTTATTGATGGAATTGACCATTGTATACCATTTACATCCTTGACCCAACCCAACCCAGCAGGAATTGTAGTTCCTGGAGAACCGACAAGATTAACCGGGCAAGTGCTGTAGATAGCCACGTTTCGGATAAGCCCATTGAGTTTATATAGCAAATCCTGCCCGATTCCGGTCGCAGTTCCCGGAGCCATACAGTTATATACAAACTGAGCAAGCTGCATTACGTCATAGGTTTTGAGGGCATAGACGCTCATCATCTGATAATCCTGACTATCGTTGCCCAAATAAATATCGCTGCCAAATATGTTTTGAGCTTGAGTTTTCAAGTCGGCTAATATATCGACGTAGGTCGGGATTGATAGACCCGTTGAGTTAATAAATGGCGCAAAATATGCCATGCGTTATACCCCCAGTGCTGAAGTTGCTGACGTCTGCCCATAAATAGTGTTTATGGTGCAGGAGAATGAATATATGCGATTAGTGAGCTGCCGGCTGAAACTGGCTATCGAGGTAACTCCGGCGGTGCCAAGGATACGGTTTTTAATTATCAGGTCAGTTGCCTGTAGTTGCTTTTCACTGCCCCCCATGGTGAGTATGGTTTGAAAGAGGGGCAAGCCATCGGAGGTATCCTCCCACCATTCTCCTTGAAGGAGAAGCAGCCTGGTTTGAACGGCTTGAGCTACTGCGTATACTCCTGATACCGGTGTCTTGCCAGATTTGCCCATCGTATAGTCCCCGTTGGGATCAAGTGCTCTGTAAACCAACTTTATCACCCCGCTTGTACTTTACTGCTGCCAGATGTTATTGTACCCGTGACTGTCACTGTTCCGCCTTGAGGATCAGTGCCTGTGGCAGCAATGGAATCCCCAACCCTAGCTACTGCTCCCCCGCCCCCAGCAAGGTTAACTGATTCAGCATTTATATTGGCCGTTTGGCACGTTATGTCAATGGTCCCCGGTTTTATGCTTATTTTAGTTGATCCGTCCTCAGTTCTGAGTTCCATGGCATCCATGCTATAGTTAAGTAGTGCTCGTGGCTGGCTCCAAGGGCCTAGGATTGCGAAACTGTCACTCAAGTCATGGCGGCGATTGCTGATCTGGTTTTGTACCCCGCCGTTGGCCCACCAAGCATCAACGCAGGTATCACTGAAAATAATTAAAACTTCATCACCAGTATTGACCGGTGTGGTTAGCACGAAACCGCCACCCCTAAAAGAAACGATCAGCACATCTGGGAGAATCGGGAGCTGCGTCGGCGTAACTGTGCCACTTGAGTCTTTGAGGTTTTCCCTGATTGCGGGCTGAACCTGTGCTAGTTGAGTATTCTCGTCAAAGCTGACTATAATCCCTGGCATAGCCACTCTTATATCGAACTTAGTTTTATTTCCTAGCCTGCGAAGCATCTCTGCCTGGCTCGCTAATCGTTCCCCTATGGTAATCATAAGGTTATCCTCCTATTTTATGCTTTGTGAGGGGTCTCCTTGCATGTCGGGTGCTGTGCCCGATTGCTTTACCGTTTCACACTCTAAATACCAATCTGTGCCTCTGGTGTCTCCTATGTAGGTAAGCTGAATAACCCGGTATAATCCGCTGGCATCCAGCAAATAAATCGGCGCACCGGGCGAGGTATATGCCTGGTTGACAATATCGCTGTTATCAACGTGAACCAAGTCCTTGATTCTCAATCTTGGATTGAGAAGCATCTTAATAGTCGCGCCATAATCGTTCTGTGTTGGCACGCCAATCAGCCCAGTTGTGGAATCAAGATATAGAACCTCGTCTTCGGGCAAATCATCAAGCTTGATCATGTTGATTGCGCCATTCTCGGCATAGACAAAAGCATCCTCGCCGTCGGCTATTTGGTTTAAATAATCGACGGTTTTCCCAAAAAACACCTGCCCGCGTGGAAAATTTGACGGGCTCAGGCTATCGCTGATAGAACCTAAGTTAGCACTGACATTAGTGCCCGCCACTAAGTCTTGAATATTCTGTCGAGAGTTTTGACCCCTGGTCACGGAAAATGCTGCCGTTCCATATGTGCTAAATTCATCAATGTCCATAGCATAGAGAGTTAGCTTGTAGGTATTGCCGTCTGTTTTTTCTCGAATTACTTGGGTAACATCGCCGTCAAAGATAGTTCCGAATTGTGTCCCCTCGTATCCGGCATCGACCACCACTCGGTATCCCTCCTTGATGATGGTATTCTCGGTATCTGGCGACAAATTATAAATTGTAATCGTTGAATATTGGGGGTGCATGATCAAGAGCTTAACAATATTAAAAGTTATGTGTAGATTACTAACATCTAGTGCCATGGATCCGGTTTCTTTATCGGCTACATAAACTCTCCATTTACGCCCATACAATATATCGCCTGCGACTTGGGTGCCCGGACTTATAACAAAATCAGTATTTGGCAAAGTCTGAAGTTCGCCAAGGTCGCCGCCAAATGCATCGGTTCCGCCAGAACCACCAACGGCACTAATTGACGTTTGACCCGGAGTCCCGCCGGTATCTTCAAAGCTTCTAGCGCTCTCTAAGTAGGCCAGATATGCACCATTGGTATAAGTGGTCCATGCACCTAATCCCTGCGAATGATAAACAGCAATTGCAGCGTTGATGTTATTTATAGGCACTGTCAACCACTTAACCCAAAAATTAGGGTCACTAGAACCGGTCATAGCAGTCAATATGTCGCCATGCACGGTATAGTGTATTTGGAATAAACCTATACTGGTGCCTTGATCGCCTACTGCGTAGTTATTGCCGCTGCTTTCGGCGTGGCTGATTGCGGCCAGTGTCAAAGCGTCACCTGAGTTTATACCGCCAGCTATTAAATCATCATAGATGTATGCCATATTAACTCACCAGCCCCTGTACGTCAGCAAAATCACCCCATACCAGCAGGAATCCAGTGCCGAGGGTAGTATCATTGGGATAGTCCAATCCAGAAACACCCATGTTGACTATAGCCATATCACCAATTCCTAAATATTCAAATTGTCCCAGTAGATCAAAGGCCAATCCTGCCCCCGTTATCATAGGGATACTGTCGAGGATAGTTTTACCACTTTTATCTGACAACGTCAGCACCCAATAACTGGCCTTGGAGTTATACCTAATTCTGACCTTATAGACGGTATTGACACCAGCTAGAGGCATCGTGATTGTAAATTGCTGATCGGGTTTGCTGGTTACCGGAACTGTATATAGCGCCATCGGAAATTCCTCCAAACAAAAAGAAGCCCCGTAGGGCTTCATGGTATTTCTAATTTGCTGACTTGGTTTTAATGTTAATTGGTTTTATTTAACAGTTCTAAATAACAATTGTTAACTTCCACATATTGCCCGTTAATTAAAGTAATATATGATTGCCCATTAACCACTTCCTGGGTTCCTATTGAATCTTGAGCGCTTCCAGGAGAAGCATTGTGGACGTCCACAACCCCATAAGAACCATCGCCAGGGTTGTGGATAGCTTTATATTCCCCGGCAGGAATATCTTGTCCAACCTTGTATTCGCTTGGCGGAATGTTGTTTAAATCTATTTTCGCATTATTGGATGCAGGAATGTTGGCATTGCTGTTAACAGGTGTCTCCACCGAGGCAGTATTACCTTTTTGAGTGTTTGGAATAATGGTCAAACCAATAATGACCATAATAAATAACAATAAAACTACTTGCTTAAACCATTTGTGTTCATGAATATAATTTCTAATTCTTTCGCGATTTTCCTTGTCAAGCATATCCCATAGCCCCATGTTAATATCCCTCCTGTTCACCTTATAATACTACATTATGGCCAAAAGAGAGGAATTATACTTATTTGTTTGCCCCCACGCCATCTGTTTTCATAACTGTTGGGCCATCCCTAACCCCTGCTAGGTACAGAGCGCTGGCATTTTGTACTGTTGGTTGAACGGTTCCCTTGTTAGTGCTATCAGTTGTTTGCGGTCGAGATGATATTTTAACTGCCGTTACTGAAGCAATGAGTATCTCCTGCATCGTAATGGTGGCGCGTAGTGCCTCCGTAGTAGTCTTGTCCTCAGTGGCTACAATGTTCGCTACCAGCATATTGTTGTAGGTATTTAGCCTGGTCACTAACTGTACAGGCATCCGCATGGCCTGCAACTGCTTGAGCAATTGATAGGCATTAACCGAACGGCTTGGGAATGCGGCCCCGCCATCGAATTGTCCGGGGATTATATCTTGTGCCACGTCTGTCATGCCTATGTCCAGAGAAACCTGCGCTGGATTGAGATATGCATAGTCTGATATTGAGGCTCCGGTTTCCACTGGATGCTGGGTAATGGTCAAAGCGGTTGTATGCTCAATCTTAAAAATTGCATCCAAGAAGTATCCGCCAATATTGGTTTTTATTAAGATTAGTTCTGCTTGGCTTGCCATTATTTCTGCACCCCCTGCATTCCCCTTATGATAGCAGTTGAGGTTATACTAGCGACTGCGTTCCCCGTTGCATTAGGGTCTGTAGCCCCATATATGTTGATGTTTTGAGCAAAGCTGGGAGATGAAACAGTGCTAATTGTTGCAATGTTGTTTCCAGCTGCTTGTGCTGTAGCGCTTTGTTGACCTCCCCATAAGTCATTCCACTTATCTAGCCAATAGTTGCCTGTGTTGCTCCAATTCACAGGCTGATAACCCTGTGAGCCTTCCCCCGTTAAGTTCAAGGCTGCAGGCTTAAATAAACTTTGATCAATCTTTTGTTTAGCGTTTCTAAATGTGGCCCCAATCTTATTCAGTAACCCAGTTTGTTTGTCTGGATTGGTGTTGTCAGGAGTGTATGCCGGATTCGTGGGAGCTGCGCCCGCGGTCGTGTTTATTTGTGGGATGTGGTCTAGAATCCATTTCATCATTAGAACAGTGTCATTCAGCGCCGTAAAAAATGCCGTCAAGAATTGCTCAAGAGCGCTCCCGCCGTAAGTTCCAACGTGAATGTTGAATAATCTATTTATGCTGTCTACTAATCCAGACAGGGAGTCTTTTAGGTTTGTAAATATCCCGCTGGCATCTAACTGTTTCCAAACATCGCCAAATGAAGACTTGCCGCCCTGTTCGTAGGTGGAATAGTCATTCATCAATAGCATGATAGCGGCTATTGCCGCCAGAACCAAAGTTAAGGGATTGAGTAGTCCTACCCACCCTGCGGTGAATAACGCAATGAATCCTGCCGCCTCTGGCGCGAGCTGACTTAAAATATCGTATGCAAACTTAATAGCAACGCCTACAGAGTCAAATCCCTTGATAACTATAGCCAATCCTTCAGCTATTTTTTGTGTCCACTTGGCTACATTGTTTTGCAACCAGTCATTGATTCCCTTAAAACTAAAATTAATACCGCTCAGCGGCCCCGATAAATATTGAGTCAGATAATAGCCAATCCAATAGGCTCCGTAGGATATCTCCAATTTGAGTCTGTCCCACTGGAAGGTTATGTCTCTAACCCCTTTCATAGCTGAACTATATCCACCAGGTGGAGTAATGGCGAACGCTTCTTGGCGTAGAGCCATGTATTTCTGCATCAACTCAGGACTCAGAAATAGATCGTTAACAGATACGCCCAGGGCGTCCAAGCTGTTTTTATAGGCCGTAGCGCTCTCTACGTTCATCCACATCTGTGCAGCAAGCAACTCGTTGGATAGTTCGGTTTGGGCAGTACCAAGGGTCAATTTAGCAAGTGCTCCAACTGCCAATATTCCAAAGGCGGTGTATGCAGCTCCTGCCATTTTTAGAGTGCTCATAACTTCTAAACCAAAGGATTTGGTTGCCCCCGATGCTGATTTTAGGGTAGCCCCAATACCCCCAAACGCCGTGCCAACTGCGTTGCCTGCGCCGCCTGTTGCCACCTGTTTTGCTACTGGCTCAGCAGGTTTATTGGGGTCTATGTCGGACCTGTCCTTCATGACCTCGACCGGGACAGGGTGAGGCTCCATGAGTTTATTCATTGCGGCAATCTTAACGATATCGCCAGAGCCACCTTGTCCAGCATTAGAGACCAGTCCGCCAGAG